CGGCAGGACTGGCTGGAGTTCTCACTTGCCCGCCTCGACGCCATCGCCGCACGCTCCAGGTTCGCCGCACCAGGCCCGGTAGCCGCCAGTGTGGTCCGGCCGCATTGGGCAGTGCCGGTCCAGCAGGACGATGACGCCAACGGTGGCGGCGACTTCCACCTGCCTGGACAGCACCGGCAGCAGGACCACGACCCGACGCAAGGCCGCAGCTTCCCGGGGATGGTCGAGGCCGGCCCCGCCGACCGGGACGCGTTCCGCGTCGCCGTCGGCAAGGCAATCCCCCCGGCGTGGACGGACGTGTGGATCGCCGACGACCTCGATACGGCGAAGCTGTTGGCCCGCGGCAAAGACGTCAAGGGCCGGGTGCAGGCCATCTACTCGGCGCAGCACACCGCCGGGCAGGCCGAGGTCAAGTTCACCCGCATCCGGGAGTTGGCCAAGTATCTGGACAAGCTGGACCACGCTGTGGAACGGGATGCGGTGGTTGACGACGACGCGGCGGCGCTGCTGCTGATCCGCCGGCTGGGGATGCGGCCCGGGTCGACCCGCGACACCGGCGCCGACAAGCAGGCGCACGGCGCTACCACTCTGCTGGCCCGGCACGTCACCGTCGACGGCGACCAGGTGGAGTTCGACTTCACCGGTAAGAAAGGCGTCCACATCCGGCTGTCGGTGACCGATCCGCTGATCGCCGAGGCCGTGCGGGCGCGGCTCGCGACCCGCAGCGGTGAGCAGCCGCTGTTCGACACCACCGAGGCCAGGGTCCGCGCCTACATGCGCTCCACGGGGGTGCCCGGCGAGTTCCTGCTCAAAGACCTGCGGACCGTCCGCGCGAACGTGGTCGCCCTGCAGGAGATCAAAGCCCGCGGGGATGCGGCGCCCACGTCGAAGGCGGAGTTCCGGCGGTGGCGGCGTCAGGTGGCTGAGAAGGTCGCCGCCCAGCTCGGGAACACCCCCACGTTGGCGCTGTCGGCGTACATCAACCCGGTGGTGTTCACGCCGTGGCTGCGATCGGAGGACTGGGCATGACCGTTGCGGTGAGCTTCGACCGGGCTGAGGAGAAGACCCTGCTCGGCGGCCTGTTCGACACGGTCCAGTTCGACGAGGAGTCGGCAGGCGTCCCGGTGCTGCAGCCCGAGGACGACGACGAGGACGGTGTGGGGTCGCCGGAGGGCGCGTCTGATTTCCATCTGCCTGACCGGCACCCGCAAGAGCGCCACGGCAACCGGTACACGACAGGCCCGGATGGGCTCAGGGTTCTCAAGCCCAAGCCACCAAAGCCTGCTAAGGCTGGCGGGAAAACCGCCAAGAAGAAGGTCAAGAAGGAGTGGTTGGAACGCCGCCCAGGCTCCTCGGACAGTCACAACGATCCGGAGCTGCGGGAAGTGCTTGAAGGCATGTTCGAGTACCGGGATGCCAAGACCGGCATGGAAATGCGGCTAGCGACGGGGTCCGCATCGGGAGGCCAGATCCACGTTGACCTGAACATGTTCGACCGTGACGGCAAGGGAATTGGGACTGCGGAACGGGTCATCGAAGCCACGGCTGACGGCAGAAGAAAGGCCCGGCACGAATTCTTCCAGATCTACTTTGATGATCCACCCATTCAGGGTGGCGGGTTCGCTACTCGGTGGTTGAAAAACCTCGAAGCGGAGTACCGCGAGAACGACATCGAGGAAATTGAGTTGCATGCGGACATCGATGTCGGTGGGTACGCGTGGGCGAAGATGGGTTTCGACTTCAGAGATGACCGGACGGCATCCCGTCTGGGGTTGCGGCTGGAAGCGCTGGTCGACGCGCAGTTGGCGGGGAACGAGCAACAGCGCCGCGCGGTTTTCGGCGAACTGGCGTTCACCGACGACGCCTTGATCACTGCCCGTGAGTTGGCTCATATGGCTCAGGTCGGCGGCGAGCGCCGGCCGACTCCCATGGAGTTCGCCATGCTCGGCTGGGAGCCGGGCCGCGAAATGTGGCCGGGCAAAAGGTTCATGCTCGGCTCCGACTGGCAGGGGGTGAAGCAGCTGTGACACGCACCGAGTTCCTTGCCGACTTGGCCCGGCTACACACCGAATGGTCGGAGCGGGTCGCCGACGACGTGCCGGCCAGTATCGAGGACCAGGCACCGTCGGGGGACACCGACTATCCGGAGCACCATCACGACGTCAGCGCCACTCCTGAGCAGGAAGGCGAGTACCTGTCCGCGGTGGCGGCGCTCATCGGACGTTGGCGGGCGTCGGCTGACGCCGAACCGGAAGGCGATCCGGTAGTGGCCGCCGCCGAGGTGCACACCGGGGCGATGGTCGCGCTCATTCCATCCGAGGACGACGCGGCCCGGCTGGCCGTGGACGGTGGCGAGGACCCGGGGCAGCTGCACCTGACGTTGATGTACTTGGGCGCCGCCGACGACATCCCGCCGCCAGCCCGGGACGCGATCGTTGCCCGGCTCCGCGCGCTCGTCGAAGACGCCGTGAAGCCCGACTACGACATGCCGGTCGACGCGGACGGGTTCGCTGTGTCGGTGTTCAACCCGGGCGACGCCAACGACCGCGACACGTGCATCGTGCTCGGCGTCACCGGCGACGACCTCGACGTGATACACGGCATGGTCGAGGACGCGGTTGGGGAGGCGGTAGGACAGGCGGCCGGGTTTACGGTGCCGGAGCAGCACACCCCCTGGATCCCCCATGTCACATTGACATATTCCGATGACCTGTCGTTGGTGGAGCAGCTCGCGGACCGGGTCGGCCCGGTCACCTTCGACCGGCTGCGGGTCGCGTTCGCCGGCGAGAACGTCGACATCCCCCTCGGTGTGGCCGAGGGCGGCGAGCCCGACGACGAGTTCGACATCGACTGGCCCGCCTACTTCGCGGAGGCCATCCAGGAATGGTTCCAGTCCCGGATGGACCCTGACCTTCAGCGGTACTGGATCCGGCGTCTGCGGCTGGGCACCAAAGGGTCGTTCCGCCGGTGCGTCCGCGCGCTGCGTGAGCACTTCCCGCAGAACCCGGAAGGGCTGTGCGCCAACCTGTACCACGAGGCGACGGGCCGGTGGCCGGGCCGCAAGAAGGACCACGACGCAAGCGCGGAGGACATCATGGCTGTCGACACCACACACACCGGCGTCGGCGACTTCCACCGGCCCGGCGATAAGGACCACAACCAGAAGAACCACGGCCGCCGCAAGAAGAACATGCCCAGCGGGGTCGCAGGTGTCGCCGCCGACTTGCGCGCCGGCCGCAGCGCCAGCGTCGCGCAGAGGGACGTACCCGAGTTGATGGGCATCCTCGCCGACGGGTCGGCGGTGAACCTGGCCCACCTCAGCGTCACCGGGGAGGACAACCAGAACTGTTACGACCGGCACCTGCGGGACATCCCCCGGTCGGACATGCCGCAACTGCCGACCAACGTGGAGGAGTTGGCGCCGTTCGGGCAGCGGCTCGCCGAGATGGGTGTCGACGCGAGCCTGGTCCAGCAGGACCCCCGCAGTTTGGCGATGACGCAGAACCAGCTCAACGGCGCGAAGGTCGGCCAGTTGTATCAGCGGATCCGGCGCAGCGGCTGGCAACCCGGCGGGGTGATCCTCGCGTCTCGGGAGGGTGCCATCCTCGACGGCCACCACCGGTGGGCTGCCGCGTCCGCTGCGGCGATGACCCCGCCGCCGCCTCCGTTGAGGATTCCGGTGCTGCGGGTGGACCTGCCGATCGACCAACTGTTGGAGGTGGCGCAGACGATGTCCGGTCCACGGGCGGGTTTGGAGGCGCCGCTGGCTGCCGCCGGGAAGAAGAAGGCCAGCAAGTTTGGTGGCAAGCCGACCAGCCCGCCGCCGGATCCGGACAAGCCGTGGCTGTGGTTCGACGGCCAGTGGGTGCTGGTGTCGATGGACACCACCGACGGGGTGCCGGAGTCGCTGGATCTTCCGGAGGAACCCAAGCCGTCCACCGCCGCCGGGTATGACGGCGACGAACCGGACGGCGAGGATCCGACGGAGGTGGAGTGTCCGGAGGGTCACCACCGGATGCCCGACGGGGAATGCATGCCCGACGAGGACATGCCGGCCGGGCAGATGACCGTCGCCACCGATGCGCTGCCCGGCGAACACTTCCACACCCGGGTGCTCGAAGGCGTGTCCACCGGCATGCGGAAGTTCGCCCCCGGCGCCATCACCTGGCGGGATGTGCCGTTCGCGTACCACTGGCAGTTCAAAAGCTCGGCGCACAACGGCATCCCGGAGACGGTGCAGGTCGGGCTGGTCACCAGGGCGGAACGGGAAGGCGACACCGTCCACTTCTGGGGGCCGCTCGACCTGCGCTCCCCCGAAGGACTCGACTACGCCCGCCGCCTGGTGGAAGGGTTCGCCCGCTGGTCCAGCGTGGGCGCCGACGAGTCGTTGAAGGGCCGGCACGTCGACGTCGAATACGTGCTCGAGCCTGACGCCGACGGGGTGCCGGTCGAGGCCGGCGAGGTCGACGAGATGACGTTCCGGGCGTACCGGGTGGCGGAGGTGTCGGCGGTGTCGGTGCCGGCGCTGGCGGACGCCACCGTCGAACCCACCCAGGAACTGATCGACACGCTGGCCGGGATGGGTGTCATCACACCCGCGTTACTGCCGGACGCCGGGCAGGAGATGGCGGAGGTCGCCGCCGCGGCCGGTGCCGACGTCGACGTCGTGGCGGACGACGTGACCCCGTTCGGGGCGGTCGGCTCCCACGCCACGGCCACCGCGGAAGGGGACTGGGACAAGGGCATCCACGAGGGCCGGCTGCCGTCGCCGGTACCAACCGGCACCGCCAAGAAGATGTACGCGTGGGTGGACACGTCCCGGGCCGAGGACGGTGCAGTGCCGAAGGACGCCGCCAAGTTCCCCCACCACAATGTGTCCGAGGACGGCACGCCGGGTGCGGCGAACCTGACCGCCTGCTCGGCGATCATTGCGTCGCTTCACGGCTCCCGTGGTACCGACCCGAACATCCCGGACGCGGACCGGCGCGGCGTGTACAACCACGCCCGCGCCCACCTGATCGCCGGGGGCCGGGACCCGGGCGACATTCCGCCGTTCCACACCGCGCCGGAGACGCTGGTGGCCGGCGGGTACACGGTGACCATCCCGGACCTGCCGCCGGCGGCCTGGTTCGACGAGCCGGACAGCATGTCGCCGCATGGGGAGTTGCGGGTGGAGGAAACCGGCCGCATCTACGGCTACCTCGCCCCGAAGCTGGTAGCGCACCGGTCGTTCCCAGGCCAGCGGGTGCAGGTACCCATGGGCCGTGTCGACTACTCCGGCTGGCAGAACAAGCCGTGGCCGGTCGCCGACGGCCACAAGATCTACGTCGGGGTTATCACCGCCGAGTGCGGGCACGCTTCCACCAACCCCGCCGACCGGTCGTACGACCATCGCAGGGAGCACTACGACAACACATGCTCGGTGGTGGCGCACGCCCGCATCGGGGAGAACCGGCACGGGGTGTGGGTTGCCGGCGCGTTGGCCCCGTGGATTGACGCCGAACGGCTCGGGAAGGTCATGTCGTGCCAGCTGTCCGGGGACTGGGCGCCGCACGCCGACAAGCCCGGCTGGCGGGACTTCATCGCCGCGCTGTTCGTGCCGGTGGAAGGGTTCGCCAAGCGGGTGCCGGCGTCGGTTCGGGTCGCTGACGGGGCGTTGGTCGCCGCGGCGGTACCGGTCCGGATGGTCCACAGCGAACCGTCCACGGTGGACATGTCGCTGCAACCCGCGTTGGAGGTCATCGCCCGGAGTATCGGCCGGGACGCCCACACCCGGATGCAGGCGCTGCACGCCGAAGTCCACCGCGGTCGATGAACGATCGGCGGCGGTTACCGTCCACCCACACCGAGACGTGAGGAGGGCTGCGATGTGTAGCTGCCGGCAGCGCCGCACCCAACCTGTTCCGCCGCCGCCAGAGCCGCCGCCGGCCGACACCACCAGCACCGGTCAGCAAACCTCTCAGTAGAGCAGGGGTTGCTGGCCAACCACGATCACGCAACGTATTCTGCGATCACAAGCGCTGACGGCGGGCTACCGGCAGCACACGTGACGACATATCCGTTCACGAGTGCCACGGGGGCCCGAAGTGTCTGAGGACGCTACCTTCCACATGCCGGACGACCTGTCTGGTATCGGCTACGAGGATCTGGCGGCCCTCCGCGCGCAGGCCGTCACCGAGTTCGACGCCATCTACGAGAGCGGCCCGCAGGTCGCGCAGATCGGCCGTGCCGGCGAGCTCGCCGCCGCGATCCGGGAACTGGACGCTGAGGACAACCGGCGCACCACCGAGGCGCAGGAGGCTGCGGCGAAGTTCGCGGCGTTCCGGGCGCAGGTGCACCCGGACACGGCCTCCGACGGCGGCGACGGCGAGGACAGCACCGCCGACGACAACGTTGGCGACGACGGCGAGCCGGATGGCGAGCCGGATGGCGAGCCCGGCGACGGGGAGGAGGCCACCGACCCGGAACCGGCCGCCGACCCGGAACCGGCTGTCTCGTCCACCGTCAACGCGTCCGCCGTTCCGGCGGTGCGGGCGACCATCCCGGCCGAGAACACGGTGCGCCGCCACCCGCGGATCAACGCGTCGCTGGCCAACGCGTCCCGCCGCGCACCGAAGGTGCAGGTGCCGGAACGGCGGCCGGAACTGGTGGTCACCGCCGCCACCGCCACCGCCGGCGCACCGATCGGCACCCCGTTCTCCACCCTGGACGCGCTGCGGTCCGCGGTGCAGCAGTTCGCCAAGGGAACCCCGATCAGCCGGGACGGGAAACCGTCGTATGTGCCGCTGGCGTCGATCCGCAACACCTACCTCGACAACCTGCTCGACGAGCGGACCGACCCGCGGGACGTGGAGAAGGTGTTCAAGGCCCTCGCCTCGCGGGGACGTAAGGCGTCGGACATGGAAGCGCTTGTGGCCGCCGGCGGCTGGTGCGCACCCTCCGAGATCCGCTACGACTTCTTCAACGTCGCCTGCGAATCGCAGCAGGGCATCATCGACCTGCCGACGTTCGGTGTGGAACGCGGCGGGGTCCGGTTCCCGGTGTCGCCGTCGCTGGCCGACGTGTTCACGTCCCCGGCCGGGCTGGCACCGTTCGTCACCGACTTCACGTCGTCGTCGGTGCCGTGGCTGTGGACCGAGGTCGACGACGTCGCCACCATCACCGGTGACGGCACCAAGCCGTGTATCCGGGTGCCGTGCCCGGACTTCGACGAGGTACGGCTGGAGTGCTACGGCATCTGCCTGACCGCCGGGAACCTGGCCGACTCCGCGTACCCGGAAGCGACCAGCAACTTCCTGTCCCTGCTGATGGCCGCGCACGCCCACGCCGAAAACTTCCGCTATCTGGCGTTGATGGCTGCGTTGGCCACCGATGTGGGTGCGGTCGGCGCCGCCGGTGCGGGTACCACCGCCCCGCTGCTCGGCGCGGTGGAGTTGGCCGCGATCGACTACCGCACCAAGTACGGCATGTGCGACGACGACGTCCTTGAGGTGGTTCTGCCGTCGTGGGCGAAGGGTGCTGTCCGCGCGGACCTCGCCAAGCGCACCGGCGTGTCGGACCTGTTCGCCGTCACCGACCGGCAGATCGCCGACTGGTTCGACGTCCGCGGTGTCCGGGTGCAGTTCGTGTCCGACTACCAGGTGCGGGCCGCGACCCTGCCCGGCAACACGGCGGCGTTGACCGCGTGGCCCACCTCCGTCGAGTTCATGATCTACGCGGCGGGGACGTTCCTGCGCGGCAACGGCATGACCCTCGACCTCGGTGTCGTCCGCGACTCGACGCTCAACGCGGTCAACGACCACACCGCGGCGTGGATGGAGGAATGCCACCTGATCGCCCGGTTCGGGCATGAGGCCCGCCGCTACCAGGTGGCGATCTGCACCGACGGCACCACCGGCGCGAACGACCTGACCGCCTGCGGTCTGTGACCGACCGTCCACACAGGTCCGTGACCGGGAGGGGGTGAACGGCTGTGGTGTCCATCCGCCGGATGGCTGCGCCGCCGGTGTTCACCCCCGCCGGGTACGGGCTGCTGTCGGTCGCCGAACCGGCCGACGACACGGACTTGCACTGGCGTAACGGGGTGCAGTTCGAACCTGCGCACTGCGGGCCGGCGCTGAACATGGCGTCCGTGTGCGTCACCGGCGGCGCCGAAAAAGACCCGCTGGACGACGCTGTCCCCATCCGCGGCGCGGACCCGTTCACCGTCTACGCGTGGCTGGACTGCTCCCCGATCGGGTGGACCCCGCAGCAGTGGCGGGACATGACCGTTGAGGCGCTGCGCAACAACGAGCCGGCCGCTGTTGAGGCGGTGTTCTGGACGGGTGCGGTGGCGGGGGCCACGATCTACCCGCATTTGGCCGCTGACACCGCCGTCAACGAGACCGGTGTCGGGCCGGCGGTCAACCTGCAAACCGCCGCGTCGGTGATCGTGACCGGCGCGGTCGACATCGTGGAGGCGGTCGGCGCGTTGGAAGGTGCGATGGCCGGCTGCTACGGCGGCACCCCCACCCTGCACATGACCCGGGAGACGGCGGCGCACGCCGACCAGTACGGTCTGCTGCGCCGCCAGGGCGCGCAGTTGACGACGCTGCTCGGGTCGAAGGTGGCCGCCGGGCTCGGCTACCCGGGCACCGCCCCCGACGGCACAGATCCGGCGGATGGGGTGGCGTGGATGTACGCCACCGGCGCCGTCAAGTACTGGCGCAGCCCGGTGGAGACGACCGGCCGCAGCCCCGCCGAGTGGATCGGCCGGGCCACCAACGACCAGGTGCTGATCGCCGAACGGACCTACGTCATCGGCTGGGACTGCTGCCACTTCGCGATACCCGTCGCGTTGGGCGGCGCCATCACCGGCACGGCAGGTGAACCGACATGATCGAGTTTCAGGGGCGGGGGTTCCACCCGTTCATGCTGGCTGTGCTGGTGTTCCGCAGCCACGGGGTGCAGGTCGCCGCGTCGGGCGGGAACCGGGGCCGGGTGCCCGACGACACCGACCCGGCTGTGTTGCGGCAGGTCGCCGACCTCGACGGCGTCACCGTCCACACCGCCATCCCCGACCCCGACCCCATCCCCGACCCTGGCGCGGCGTCGGTGTCCGCACCACCGGAGCCGACGGCGGCGCCGAAGAAACGAACCCGCAAGGCGAAGGAGAGCTGAGCCGTGGCCACGTTCACCAAATGCTTCACGCCACGCCGGGCCCGGGTCATGCGGGTGGTGCTGCTCACCGAATGCGGTGTCCCGGTCACCGGCGAAGGGTCCGCGGTCATCATCTCCAGCGGGTTCACGCAGGTCAGCCCCAGCGCCCAGTACGAGACCGGCGACGAACACATCCGCAAGACCGCCGACGCGGAGCTGTGCGTCAACGAGAAGGATCCGGACATCCTGAAGCGGTTCGACATCACCGCCGACTTCTGCGTGATCGACCCCGGTCTGGTGGCCAACACGGTGTCCCCGGCGCGGCTGCTCACCTACTCGGAACCGCCGACCGGCACCGGGTTCGCGCTCGCCGAGGGCGCGGCGGTCACCCACTTCTCGCTGGAGGTGTGGCAGCGGGTCACCGGAGACGCCGCCTGCGACGCCGCCGGCGAGCAGCAGTACGTGTACAACGCGTGGCCGCACCTGCACAACGCGAAGATCGGCGACTACAACATCGACATCGAGCCGGCGACGCTGCAGATCCTGGCCGAGTCGAAAGCGGTGAACCCGCTGTGGACGATCGGCGAGGACTGGCTCGGCGCCGGCGCGGTGCAGGTCATCCCGGACCACTGGTTCGTGAACCTGACCACCACACCGCCGCCCGAGGCGACCTGCGGCATCGCCGACCTGTCCTGACAGCCTTTCCCTTCCCCCGGGGAGAGGTGGGCTGCGGGCCGGGGTGATCGGGGGCCGGCCCGCAGCCCACACAACCGGGGGCGAAGGGGGGTGAGCGCGGATGACGGCAACCGGCTACACCGGCGGCGACCCCCGCAAACTCGACCGGACCGGCTACACCAAAGGCGACGTGGTCGCCGCGGACGCGGCCGGCGCGCTCACCGCGGTCCCGGTCGGCGCCGACACCGAAGTCCTGACCGCCGACTCGACCGACGCGGAAGGTGTCGACTGGGCGGCCGGCGGCGGCGGCGCCGGCACACCGTCGAACACGGTGGTCGCCGAAACGTCGTACGGGCAGGTGTCCACCGCCGGGCTGTCCGGCACCTACTCCCGGGGCGACCACAGCCACGGGTCGCCGTCGCTGACCGCCGCCGCACCCGCCACCACCGAAGGCATCGGGCAGGCCGCCGCGGTCGGGGTCGCCGCCACACCGGCACGCGCCGACCACGTGCACCCGCTGGCCGCCGCCGCAGCACCGGCCGGGTCCGCGGTCGGGGACACCCAGGCCACCGGCGCCGCCACCACCTTCGCCGCTTCCGACCACCGGCACAGCCGGGAAGCGTTCGGCGCCGTCACCGCCGAGACCACGTTCGGGCAGGCCGCCTCGGACGGCGCGGCCACCACAGTTGCCCGCTCCGACCACACCCACGGCACACCCGCCGCACCGTCTGTCCCGTCGGCCTCCGGGACGGTGGCGGCGGAAACCAGCTACGGCGCGGTGTCGAACGCCGGCGCCGCCGCCACGTTCTCCCGCGGCGACCACACGCACGGCAGCCCGTCGCTGGGCACGACCGGCGCCGCCGCGGCGGCAGGCAACGATGCCCGGCTCCGCGACGCCCCGCCCTACCCGGCCAGCGGCTACGGCCTGCTAGCCATCTCCGCCGACCCGATGCACCACCAAGGGTCGGCCGGGTTCGGCAACAACCAGTTGTGGGCCACCCGGCTGTGGATCCCCGCCAACGTGGTCATCACCAACCTGCACGTGGCGGTACGGGTTGCCGGCACACACGACGGCACCAACCCTAACCAGATCGGCCTGTACGACGACACCGGCGCCCAGGTCGACACCACCGCCGACGACAACACGCTGTGGACGGTCGCCGGGTGGCGCGGCGGTGCGCTGCAGGGCGGCCCGGTCGCCGCCCAGCCGGCTGGCCGGTACGTGTATGTGGTGTGGCTGCTGCGTGGCATGTCGGGTACGTCGCTGCCGTTTCCCACCAACGCCGACGATGCGAACGCCGCGTTCGTGTCCACCGGTGTCGGCGGCGGTAACCGGCGGGCCATGTACGCCAGCGGCACCGCGCTGCCGGCCAGCTTCAACCCGACATCGTTTGGCACCTCCACCGGGTTCCTGTCGCTGGTCGGAGTGAGCTGAATGACCACCTACCTGCAAGGCCAGACCGCCACGCTGGTGGTGCTGTGGCGGCAGTACGCCCCCGACGGGCCGCTCGTCGACGTCATCAACCAAACCCTCACCGTCACCCCGCTGGCCGGCGGCCCGGCCGCCGTCGGACCCACCGCGGCCGGGATCGCCCACCCGGCGACCGGCACCTACGTGTACAACTGGCCGATCCCGGACGGGCAGACCGCGCAGGACTACCTGGTCGAGTGGGACGCCCAGGACGCCGGCGACGGCGACCCGGTGTCCGCCTCCGAAATCATCACCGTCGCGTCCGCCGTGTCCGGGTCGTTCCCTACCGGGCTGTGTGAGGCGTGGGAGCCGATCTGGTGCTGCGACCTCACCGACGCCATGGTGGCAGTCACCGGCGTCGCGGTCGCCTCCGCCACCGAAGTGTTGTGGCAGGCCAGCCTGCACCGGTTCGGTCTGTGTCAGGTCACGTTGCGGCCGTGCCGGCGCGACTGCTACGGCGCCGCCTGGCCGCACAGCGGCTGGTGGCAGTGGTCCGGTGCCCAGTGGCCGCACCCTTACCTGTACCAGGGGCAGTGGTTCAATCTGGGCTGCGGCGGCTGCGGAGACAACTGCTCGTGCACCACGTTGGAGGAGGCGCTGCTGCCGGCGCCGGTGTACGACATCGTCGAGGTGAAGGTGGACGGGCTGCCGCTCGACCCGTCCGACTACCGGCTGGACGGGCGGCTGCTGGTGCGGGTCGACGGCGGCCGGTGGCCGCTGTGTAACGACCTGTCACTGGCGGACACCGAAACCGGCACCTGGTCGGTCACCACCCGGTTCGGTGCCCCACCCACCACCCTGGCCCGGCAGGCGGTCGGTGAACTGGCGTGCGAGATGGCCCGCGCCTGCGTCGGGGAAGACTGCCGGCTCCCCAAGAATGTGCAGCAGCTCGTCCGGCAGGGCGTCACCATCTCGTTTCCGGAGAACGAGGACATCGTCCGCCGCGGCTACTTCGGCAGCATGTTCCTGCAAACCTACAACCCGCGGAACCTGCCCGGCCGGCCGGCAGTGTACGACGTTGACGGCCCACAGTTCCGCCGGACCGGCACGTGAGCACCTTCTGGACGCCGCTGGCGTTTTTCACCGTGATCACCGGGGTGGGAGAGTGTGTCCGCGCCGAGCTCGCCGCCACCGCCGCCGGGGCACCGGACCGGGTGTGCCTGTCGGTGCCCGGCGCGATCGCGTGGGACGCCTGCGACTGCGGGCAGCTCGCGCTCACCGTCAACCGGATCTACGGGTCCCAGACGTTCCCGGTCGCCGCGGACGGGTTCGCCAACGAACAGTCGTGCGGGCTGCCCCTCGCCGTCGCCGACGTCACCATCTCGATGGTGCGGTGCGTGCCCGGCCCCGACGACCAGGGCAACCCGCCGTCCTGCGACGAGCTGCTCGCCGCCGCGCAGACGTGGCACGCCGATGTGTACGCGGTCCGCCGCGGCGGCGCATGCTGCCTGCGCGACATGGTCGCCGCCAACCAGGTCACCGAATGGACGATGGCCGGTACCACCGCGGTCGGCCCGGAAGGGCTGTGCGCCGGATCGGCCACCCAACTGTTCATCGGCTTGGACGCCTGCATGTGCCCGCCGGGGGCCTGACATGGCCCGGATCCGGCATGAGCTGAACCGCGGCGCAATCCACGTGTTGCTGCGCTCGCCGGCCGGGCCGGTCGCCCGGGACATGCTGCGCCGCGGACTGAGGGTGGAGTCGGCGGCGAAACGGAACCTGGCCGGCGCGTCCGGGAAACCCCGCCGGATCGACACCGGCCTGTTGCGCTCATCGGTGTCCACCAAACTGGTCATCGTGGGCGGGCTGCCCGCCGCCCGGATCGGCTCGGGAGTCCGGTACGCGAAACTCGTGCACGACGGAACCGGTATCTACGGTCCGCGCCGCACCCGCATCAGGGCCCGCACCGGGAAGGTGCTGAGGTTCCGGCCGAAGGGCTCCAACCGGTGGGTGTTCCGGGCCTCAGTGAAAGGCATGCGGCCCAACGAGTACCTCGCCGACGCGTTGCCAGCCGCCCGCGACTGATCGACCGTCATCGCCGCCTGCCGGGCGGGTTCTACCGTCGCCGTGAACATCCAGGCCGACGACAGGAGACCACGGTGGCGCGGCGCCTCAACAACTTCACCGTCACCCGTGAACCCATCGAGGTCCCGATCGGCGGAGACGAGTTCGTCGCCTACCCGCTGCTCGCCCCGACGGTGGTCGGGGCGATCCTCGACCGGCAGCAAACGTTCTCCGACCTGCTCGCCGAAGTGAAGTCCGGTACCGCCGAGATGCACACGGCGATGACCAAGGTCATCGACACCCTGGCGGAGGTGTTCGACCTGATGCTCGAACCGGACTCGGCCCAACGGTTCCGGGACCGGCTGTACTCCAAGACGGCGCCGCTGGACCTGTACCGGGAGGTGATCCCGGCCATGCAGGCGCTGGTCGAGGAGTACACCGACCGCCCTACGCAGCCGTCGTCGTCCTCTTCGACTGGGCCGGCGACAACTGGTGGCGTATCGACGGATGGTGCGCCGCCCACAGCGTCGAGCCTCTTGGACTCGACGCCGCTCGCTTCTGCAACTTGATCCACTTTCTGCGGTTCGACTGGCTGCCCAAGCCGACCGGGCTGGAGAAACCGGAAGACCGCGCCACGTACGACGACAGCATCCGCCGATTCAACGAGCTACTGACAGGGCCGCGCACCGCTACGCACACGACTGTCGACCCGGAATCGGGGCTGAAACCACCGCCGTGGTGGCGAGGCGACGAGGACGCGTCACGGTCCAGCCTGGCGGCCCTGACAGCACTGTGAGGGCTGCCACACGGGGGGCAGCGCTTGACGCAGCCGATCGACACCGCGTTCGTCGAGGTCCGCCCGGACGTCGACGGGTTCGCCCGCGACCTCAAACGCCGCCTGGATCGGGCGTTCGCCGGCATGCGCCGCGACGTCGACGACTCGCTGGACGACGTCACCGCCTCGTTCCGGCGGGCATCTGACCGCATCGGCGAGCAGGGCCGCCGCGCCGGGGACGGCTACGGCGAAGGGCTGGCCACCGGGGTCCGGGACCGGGTGACAGGGTTGCTCCGGGACGCGAACGGCCGGCTACACGACGCGCGGGGCCGGTTCGTCGCTGAAGGTGAACGCGCCGGGGACGGCTACGGCGAAGGTGTGGTCCGCGGCGCCCAACGCAGCCTACGCAAACTACGCGGCGTCACAGGGCAGGCAGTGGCCGCCGCGGCAGCGGTCCTGCGCGGGGCCGGCGGGCTGCTAGCGATCACGACAGCCGGCACCGCCGGGCTCGCCGGGATCGCCGCGATCGTCGGGGCGGTAGCCGCCGCCCTCGCCGGGCTGGCCTCCGCCACCGCCGCGCTGATCCCGCTGCTGGCGTCCCTCACCGCCGCCCTGATCACCGCCGCCGGCGCGGCAGCGGCGATCCCCGGCGCCATCGCCACCATCATCGCGGTTGTCGGCGTCCTGAAACTCGGCCTGTCCGGGCTGAAAGACGCGTTCAAGGCGCTCGGCAGCGGCGACGCCGAGAAACTCGCCGAGGCGCTGAAGAAGCTGGCGCCGAACGCCCGCACGTTCGTGCTGCAGGTGCAGGCGCTCAAGCCGGCATTCGACCGGCTGCGTCTCGGGGTGCAGAACCGGCTGTTCGCCGACACCGCCACCGTCCTACGTGCGTTGGCCCTCTCGACGCTGCCGACGTTGACGGCCGGGTTCGGCCGGATCGCCGACGTGTTGAACCGGGCGGTGGTCCGCGCCCTGGTCGCGTTGAACACGCAGGCGAACCAGCGGACCCTTGGCCGTTTCCTCGGCGACGCCGCAGCCGCCGCGCAGCAGCTCGGTGCCGCGTTGCGGCCGGTCGGTCAGGCGCTGCTCGACCTGGTCGGGGTCGGCGCGCAGGTGACCGCTGAACTGTCCGGCGGTGTCGCTACCGCGATCGGCGACTTCGCGGAGCGGATCTCCGAACTGGCGGCGTCGGGCGGCCTCAAAAAGATCATCGAGGATGGGTTGGCGGTCCTCGGGCAGTTCGCCGGGCTGGCCGGCGACGTGCTGGGGATCATCCGTGGCATCTTCTCCGCTTCCGGCGAGGCCGGCGGCGGCGGCATCTTCGGCATCTTCGACAAACTCAACCAGCTCGTCAACCGGCCCGACGTACAGAAGTCCATCACCGGTGTGTTCGCGGCTTTGGCCGACATTGGGGTCGCGCTCACCCCGGTACTGACGGCGCTACTGCAAGCCCTCGTTCCGGTCGCCGAAGCTATCGCCGACATCGCCGTAGCCGCAGCTCCGCTGCTCGGAATATTCGCCCTGCTCCTCGGCTCCGCCTTGAAGGACCTCGTCCCGGCGTTCATTGCGTTGCTGCCCGCCGTCCTCGCCGTCGCGAACGGGTTGTCGCCGCTCGCGGACATTCTGACCGACCTTGTTGTGGCCGCCGGCCCCGGCATAGCCGCGTTTCTTGAAGGCTTGGTGGATGCGTTGCAGGCGCTGGCGCCCGCTGCCGCCCCACTCGGCGCTGCCCTCGGCGCTCTGCTCACCGCCATTGCTCCGGTGGTGGCCGCCCTCGGCTCTGAACTGGCCGTCATCCTCACCGTCCTCGCCGGCGCAGTGCGGATCCTCGTCGCCGAGTTCGGTCCGCTTCTGACTCTGTGGGTCGGGTTGGGAGCCGCAGTGTTTAACCAGCTTCTGCCGGTGTTTCAGCAACTTGCGGCGACCGCGTTGCCGTTGGCAATCCAGGTCGGGGTGTTGCTGGCTGAGGCGTTCGCGCCGCTGGTCCCGGTAGTCCTCGAACTGGTACAGGTCATCGCCGGGCAGTTGCTCACACAGATGCCGCTGATCCAGCAGACGATGGCGCAGTTGATCCCGGTCCTCGCGGTGGTCGCCGACCAGATCGGGCAGACACTGCTCCAGGCACTTTTGCAGGTGACGCCTGCGATACCGGACCTTGTCGCCGCCGGGCTGGATCTCGTGCTCGTGTTGACCCAACTACTGGTGGCGGTGGCTCCCCTGCTGCCGTCCATGCTGGAGATGGGCCTGCTGATCCTGCGGTTGACAACTGGCCCAGCCGGCATCCAGTTCCTTACCGCAGTCCTCAAATCGGCAGTATTCGCCCTCAACACGGTCACCGTGGTGATGTCCGTCATGACCGGGTCGTTCCGGTCAGGTGGCGAGGCCGTGTCCGGGTTCGGATCTGCGGTCAAGAACGGCATCGGCGCCGCCCTGGCCGTCATCCGCGGCATCCCCGCCGCCGTCCGCAACGCGATCGGGAACCTGGGCAGCCTGCTGTTCGACGCCGGCAAGGCGCTGCTCGACGGGCTGATCCGCGGCATCAAGTCCGCGATCGGTGGTGTCAAGGACGTCCTCGGGCAGGTCACCTCGCTGATCCCGGACTGGAAGGGGCCGGAGGACGACGACCGGCGGCTGCTGGTGCCGGCCGGCCGGGCGTTGATGGAGGGCCTCGGCGCCGGGATCGGTGCGGGCGCCGACGACATCCGCCGCCAGTTGGAGGCGTTGACCCGCGGTGTCGGCGTCACCGTCGCTGCCGCTGCAGCGCCGTCCGCCGCCCCGGTCACCGCCGCCGCCGCCCCGGCGGTCAGTGAGGAACGGCTGGCCCGGGCGGTCGCCCGCGCACTCAACGGCATGGAGTGGCGGTTCCTCGACGTCGACCGGGTCGTGTCCCGGTCCATCGGCATGCGCGCCGACCTGGCCCGCAGGGGAGGCTGACCGGTGCCCGACTGCGATGTGGTGACAGCCCCGTACGAACTGGACTTTGTGTCCGCCATCCCGAACAACATCGACGACGGGATCGTGGACACGTTCACCCGGACTGTGGCCAACGGGTGGGGCACTGCGGACACCGGTCAGGTGTGGGCCACCTCGGGTGGGGTGGCCGGCGACTTCTCGGTCGCCGGCGGTCAGGGGGTGCATTCGCTGCCGGCGGTGAACTCGTCCCGGTCGACGAACCTCACCGCGGTGGACATGCCCGATGTGGACATTGTTGTGTCCGTAACCCCGTCGGTGACCGCGGCTGGGGCGTCGATCCGGGCGGCGGCGGTGGTGCGGCGGGCGTCCGACGGGTCCTCCCACTACCGGTTCGAAGCCCAGTTCAACCCGGGCGGGACCGTCACCGCGGTCGTCTCCAGGCTCGGCGGCGGGTCCGCCGACCTTGACACGGCTGTCGTGCCTGGCACGCACGCCGGTGGGGTGAAGTGGCGGATCCGCGGGCAGGCCATCGGTGCTCTGCTGCGGATGAAGGCGTGGCCGGCCAGCGGGGAGGAGCCCATCAGTTGGCAGGCGGGGGCGCTCGACACGGCGTGGACCACCGGGCAGGTCGGTGTGCGGAGCATGCTGGCGGCCGGGAACACGAACGTGCTGCCGGTGACCGTCGCCTACGACGACCTGTCCGTCGAGCCGGGGGTCGGGGCGATCCAGGACGCCGACTCGCAGGTGCTGCTGTCGCTGCATGAGGACCCATGGTGCGTCACCCATGAATCCCGGTTCGACCCGCCTACCCCCCGGTATGCGGAGGTGTCGTCGATGCTGGCCGACGGCTCCCGCTACCCGTCGATCGTCTACAGCAACCGCACCTTGGAGTTGCGTCTGGCATGTCAGGCCGCCAACCCGGACGCGCTCGCCGCGCAACTGCAGGAGTTGGCCCGGCAGTTGCATTTCGGGGTGCACGGCGACGGCCGCAGTATCTTGCGGTTCTCCGACAAAACGTCCGAGCCTGTGTACTTCCGGACGTTCCGGGTGTCGCCGGTCGACATCGACATCATCACCCAGGGGCAACGGTCGGCGCTGGTGAACGTCGACATACCGGCCGAACCGTACGCGTACGGGGCCCGCGAGTTCTACCAGGCGTTGACCGTCACGAACAACCCGGCCACCGGCATCGCCAACCCCATGTACTTCGACCTCACCGGGGTGAAAGGCGACGCCGACACCCCGCTGATGCTGATGTCGACCGGGACTGCGTTCGGGACCACGTCGGTCATCGCGGTCCGGCGCCGCGGAAATCCGGATGACATGCCGTTCGTGTTGCAGGCCGAGTTGGCCGACCAGTTCAACGGCAGCACAACGCTTCAGCCTTTCGACGCCAACTACTCCGGATCAGGCAGCAACCACGTCAGCGTCGATCTTGCTGCTACGGCAAGCCAGACGATCCGTATCACCTTTGGCGACCTGCCCGACATCCGCACCGTGGACGGCCGCGGCGACTACCGGGTCCTCATACGCGTCAACCGCAGCAACAACACGTCAACGATCCTCGCCAACACCATCAAATCCGCGGCGGACACACGCGGCGACCAGGTCGAGATTCCACAGTCCCTCGGGCTGCAGATCGTCGACCTCGGTGTTATCGCGGTGCCGTTCGGCACCGACCCGATCTACGACGGCCTCTCGGGACAGCAGGTCCCGGTGTTCGGGCAGAACTTCGGCATCGAGCTGGAATGCACGTCCGCGCCGGTGTCCGGCTGCGGCACCGTCGACATCGACTACGTGCTCCTCACCCCCGCCGACGACGCCTGGCTTAATGTGCGGTGGGCCAACTCCGGTATCGGTAACGCCGCCGAATCCATCATCGACTCGGTCCATGAGGCGGTGTGGTTCCGCGACGACCAGGGCGCGCTCCTCGCTGTCGACCCGTCCCCGGTGGTGGGCGGCTTCCCGTACATCTCGCCGGCCGAAACCAACCGGATCTTCACGATCATGGCGGTGGTCGGGCCGGACACCATCACCGACACCTACGTGTTCGTCGCCTCCTACTGGCCCCGCTATTTGAATCCGGTTCGTCCCATCTCTAGCTAATTCGAGTGGAGGGCCAGACATGACCGGCCTGTATGTGCCGTTGGCGGTGCGGCTGCAAACCGACCGGTCCGACCGGCACGTCACCCGTTCGGTGCGGGACCTGGAGTTCCGGTCGGTCGCCGACGGCGGCTTCGCGTCGTGCGGTATCAAACTGGACCATCCGCTGGACCGGCAGCCGCCGGAGGTGCAGCAGTTCGGCCGGATGTACGTGTACGACCGGCGCAACGGCCGCACCGTGTGGGAGGGCCGGCAGGAGGACCCCGGCCGGTCGGTGTCCACCGCCGGGCAGGTGTGGGATTTGAACGCGGTCGGCCCGGCCGCGCACCTGCACGACCGCACCGAACCGTACGTGCTCGTCGACATCCCGCTGCAAGGTTTGCTGCGGGTCGACAACGTCACCCCCGGCGCCCGCGATTCGGTCGGTGAGGACCCGGGCGGCTCCGGCGAACAGGCGATCATCCTGCAGTTCCCGGCCGGGTCGCCGGTCAACGCGACCAGCCGGTGCACGGTGCGGTACTCCGACATCGCTGCCGCCGGCATGAAGCTGGCGCGGGTCTCCTACAGTTGGGACGCCGGCCGCACCGACGCGAGTTTCCAAACCGAGGCGGTTGCCCGCACCGGGTCTGCTGGCGCCGCCGACACCGCCCGTTCCGACAACTGGAACACCGCAGGCGGTAGCCCCGCCCCGGTGGTGGTCACCGATTGGGCCAACGGCCGTGACACCCTCGAACTGGCGATCGACTGTGACACCGCCGGCACCCCCGCCACCGACGACCACTGGTCGTCGATCCGACGGCTGGTGGTGCAGGCGATGCGGTACACCGCCGCCGGCGCCGAGATCACCACCGGGTACACGTCGGACACCATCCTCGCTTCCGATGTGGTCGCCGACATGCTGGGCCGGTGGCTGACCCAGTTCGACGGGGCCCGCGCGTCCATCGCCACCACCACCCACCCGATCGACCAGTTGGCCTACCCTGACGGGGTCGACGCCGCCGCGGTCCTCGCCGACCTCGCCGAGATCGAAGCCGGGTATCTGTTCGCGGCGTGGGAGTCCAACCCGTACGCCACCTCCGTCGCCCTGGCCGGCCTGAAGAACAGGGTCGAGTACAAGGCGTGGCCGACCACGGTCCGCTACGACTACACGGTGCGGGACGGGTTCGCCGGCCCAGGGTCGGCCGGTGAGGTGTACAACCGGGTCGGTGTCCGGCACCGGCATCCCGACGGCACGGTGGAAATCCACGAGTCCACACAGACTGTCGACATTTTGGACGCGGTGGGGCTGGTCCGTAAGGCGTTCATCGACATCGGGTCGGACATCGGGTCGGACGGTAACGCGTTGCGGGTTGGGCAGCAGTTCCTCGCCGATCACGGCACCGCCCCGAACGCTGGCCGGTTGACGGTGGCCGGGCCGGTGCAGGACAACCGCACCGGGCGGCGGGTGATGCCGTGGGAGGTGCTGCCCGGGGAGCTGATCCGGGTGCGTGGGGTGTTGCCGCATGTGAACGCGCTCAACCCGACCGGCCGGGACGGCACCACCGTGTTCCGGATCGTGGCGGTGACGTTCCGGGCATCGACCGCGGTTGCCGAGCTCGAGTTGGACTCGGATCCGGTGTCGGTGACTAGGGCGTTGGCGGATTTGACCCGGGATTTGCCGACCGCGGGCCGCACCCGCCGCCACTGACCGCCGGGTGGAAACAAAGGTTCCACACCCTCTTTACTGGCTCACTTCACCCTGGTAACATTATTACCAGAGCCAAGTGATTTGAGGAGGGGCAATGGAAACCGCGACGACCGTCAACATCACCCGCATCGACGAACCCGACGAACTGTTCTGCCACTACCCCGGCCAGTACCAGCCGCAGCCCTGCCACCTCGCCCTGGACCTAGAAGACGGCGAACTGACCGCCAGCTACAACCCGGAGATCGGCTCAGGCCGGCCGGCCTCGGTCTACCACCGCCGCACACTGTGGGCGGAAATCCCCTGCCTGACCGCCGACGCCGCGAACGCCCTGCTCGACGAGGTGGCCCCCACAGCCCAGCGGGTCCTCGACGGCGCCACCATCGAATGGAACGGCAACAACCACGTAGGCCACCTCACCGACGACGCAGAGCAAGCGTGGGACGCGTTGGCCCAACGCCTCGACCCGGCCGAGTTCTCCGATTCTGAAATCGTCAGCGCATGGGATGCCGACGACTGGTTCGGCGGCGAGGGCCGCGAGCAGACCCTTGAGCGGCTAAACCTCACCGCGGACACCACCGACGAGCAGATCACCGCCATGGCCGCGCAGGAAACCGAGGACGCCAAGGGCATCTCGGAGGCCGGCTACGTCATCCTGCGCGGCGCCGGAGAATACCTGACGGGCCTGCGGGAAGACCTGCGCAACACGGTACGCGACGACCTGGAGCAGGTCGCCGAACAGTTGGATACCCTGACCGGCCGCCGGAACAGCCTGATCCGCCGCCTGGCGGCGTGGGGGGACTCGTCCCGCACGATCGGTGCTTGTGCCCGCCTGTCCCACGTGCGGGTCCAGCAGATCGCGGCCGAAGATCCGACAACCGCCGGGGACCGGTGATGGCCACCATCGTCTACCGGTACGGGGTGCGGACCCGCACCGAGACCGGCCGCTACGACCTGCCCGCAGAGGTGTGGCAGCAGATCCACCTCAGCCACCGGCTCCGCAACGCCCTCGTCGAGGTCGAACACCGGCACGACGAGGCGATGCGGGATCTGTGGTCGGCGCATCCGCAGGTCGCCGAGGTGGAGCAGCGGCTGGCCGCCGCCGAGCAGATGGTCGCCGAACTGATCGACCAGGCAAGGTTGGAGCATTCGCAGGACCGGACCACAGCCACCCGGCGGGGTACGGCCACCAACCTGCGGGAGGCCCGCCGGGCGGTCCGTGACGCCCGGGCTGCCCGGCGGGCAGCGATCGGCGAGGCGTACCCGGTGGTGAAGCCAGGGATCGAGGCCGTCCGAGCGGCGCGGAAGGCCGCGATCAAGGACCTGTACCGGGAGTACTGCCAAGACGGCGACCTGTACTGGGCGACGTACAACGCGGTGGTGGCGGACCACCGTATCGCCGTGCAGGCGGTCGAACGGAAACGCCGACAGGGTCAGGCGGCGCAGTTGCGGTACCAGCGGTGGGACGGCACAGGCACCATCTCCGTGCAGTTGCAGCGGCAGGCCGGACAGCCTGCCCGCAGCCCCGAACTCCTGGCGTCCGGCGACGGCCAGTGGCGCAACGTGCTGCAGGTGCGGCCGTGGATGCCGCCGGAACAGTTTGATGGGCTCACCCGCGGCGAACGCAAACGGCACGGCCGCGGCGAAGCCGTGTGGAGCGTCGGCGGCGGCCGTACGGTCACCTTGCCGATTCAGGTGCATCGGATGATGCCTGCCGACGCGGACGTGTGCGAGGCCCAGCTTGTTGTGACACGTACCGGCGCTCACTGGTCCGCGGCCCTGTGCGTCACGGTCCGCTTGCCCGACCCTGACCCGGTTGAGGGCCGGTCGCCGCTGGCGTTGCATTGCGGTTGGCGTCACCGGCCTGACGGGTCGGTGCGCGTCGGCACCTGGGCCAGCCCCGAGCCGCTGGTCCCGCCGGCGAACCTAGCCGACGTGCTGGCCGCCCATGACAGCGGCCGGTGGGGCGAAATCGTGATACCCGCGTCCTGGCTGGAACTGGCCGGCCGGCCGGCGGCGCTGCGTTCCCGCCGCGACCTCGCCTTGGAGCCGGTGCAACGCAAACTCGCCGAATGGCTCGACCAGAACCCGCAACCCGACGGCGACGACGGCCGGCCCGGTCTGACCGGCGGCGACGTGCGCCGGTGGCGGTCCGCCAACCGGTTCGCCGCGCTCGCGATCCGCTGGCGGGACACCCCGCCGCCCGGCGAGGGTGCTGCGGAGATGACGGCCGTGCTCGAGGCGTGGCGCCGGCAGGACAAGCATCTGTGGGAGTGGGAGGCCCACAGCCGGGCTCGGCTCCGCGGCCGTCGTGACGACGCGTGGCGGAAGGTCGGGGCGTGGCTCGCCGAACAGGCCGGGGTGCTCGTGGTCGACGACGTCGACTTGGCGGCGTTGCGACAGCGCGGGGATGTGGCCGACGACGACCCGGTTTTGCCGGGGACAGCCGCCGGGCAGGCTCGGGCGCGGGCGGCGTTGGCCGCGCCCGGGCGGCTGCGGCAGTGCGCGACCGGCGCCGCCGACCGGCGTGGAGTGGCCGTCCGCACGGTTGAGTCGGGGTATCTCACCCGCACCTGCCCGCACTGCGGCGAACGGGGTGACGCGCATCCGCGGTACGCCCAGTCGGCGGTGGTGACCTGCCCGTCGTGTGGTCGTTCGTACGATCAGGACCGGTCCGCGGCGACGCTGATGCTGGACCGCGAGCGGTCCGGTGACGGCCCTGGGAAGGGTGAGCGCTCGCAGCAGTGACATTGCTGGTGGGGGCGGGTCGCAGCCACCGCCGGCGGGTGACAATTCCACAGTGGATTGGGTTGGTTGCGGGGGTGCTCGCGCGGGGGCGGTACTGTCCCTGACCAGACGGTATATGACCATGCGAGCCGTCGAAACGCCTGCTCGGGGGCTTCGTACCTGAGACCAGTCCGCCGCTGTCGGCCTACCACCAGCGGTACGCCGTCGAAATGCCTGCTCGGGGGCTTCGTACCTGAGACGCTACGTGCACCGTTTCGGCTCTTCGATTCGGACCCAGTCGAAATGCCTGCTCGGGGGCTTCGTACCTGAGACTGACCCTCCTTCCGAAGACCGGTGGGCGTCACGCCGTCGAAACGCCCGCTCGGGGGCCTCGTACCTGAGACCAGGAGTTGGCCTGCATGCTGCAGGCACTGATGTCGGTCGAAATGCCTGCTCAGAGGCCTGGTACCTGAGACACAAAGGACTAGCGGGTGACCATGCGAGCCGTCGAAACGCCTGCTCGGGGGCCTCGTACCCGAGACGATGCGGTCTCGGGGCTGTTGTCCTGCCTGGCACCCTCGAAATGCCTGCTCGGGGGCTTCATACCCGAGACGATCTACAGGCAGCGATCGACAAGCGCCAGATCAGGGGCTTCGTACCTGAGATGTCGTAGGTGTGACCCTCGTAGATCATCGTGGCGCACCGAAACGCCTGCTTAGGGGCCTAATACCTGAGACCCATCTCTCCGGTCATCTCCTTTACGAGTGTCGTCGAAACGCCAACTCGGGGGCCTCGTACCCGAGATCGATGAACACGTCGGATGACGCTATGCGACCTACCGTGGTCGAAACGCCCACTCAGGGGCTTCATACCTGAGGCTGACCAGAGTTCCTCTACGCGGGTCTGATCTTGGATGTAACGTCAAACCGGGTTTTGCCTTTACATTCGCCGCCAAGATTGAACGTCCGCGTTACCAGCCGACGAGGGCGTAGCATCCAACCTCGCGGGCGCGATGCCGACAGCCTGACGTGCACCTGGTGCACCGAGGCGAAGGGCCGCCCGCCACAGCTCCCAATTAGGGGCTACGTACAGGAGTGGGTAGACCGGTCCCGGCCCGTGGCCGTCTGTACCGGCCGGATCCAGCATCCGAGGAGCTGGCCCTGTCGCCCCGCCGCCGAAAGGGTCCGGTGCCGTGCCACGGATGGGCGCCGGATCCGCCACTTCCCGCCGTGCCTGTGCTACCTTGGTTGCATGGTGAACGACCGTCAAGCGTTGACGATCCGCCTCACGACCGAGCGCTACGAGTGGCTACGCACCGAGGCGTTCCAGCGCCGGATCGCCATGCAGCAGATCATCGACGAAGCACTCGACAGGCTCCGAAAAGAGCGCGGCGTGTATGGATGGGAGATGAATGATGAGTAGCCCATCTGTTCGCCTTGGCGCTGGTCACTGCTGTCGATGTTCGATGGTGTGCCATCACGTTGGTCCGGTGCGACTGTGCGACGCACACTCTGGCGCGGCCGGGGCGGCCACCGGCAGGCCATCGTGGCCAGATCTCGATCCCTTCCGCCGCCGAGAACGACAAGCACTGGAGGTCGCGATCAACAACGCACTCACCCTCATTGTCCGAGTGCGCAAGCTGCACTACGCCAACGACGACGGCCGCTGCGCTGAAGACGGATACCCGATGCCCTGCCGAACGATCCAGGCACTCGACGGCACCGGAGGTACAAGTTGTGCCGGGGTCGATCGGTGAAGCCTCTACCGCCGTACCGGGTCAGCGTCTATAACCGTGCCGCGCAGCAGTCCGTCGGCGACTTCTACACCAACCAGGTCCCGCAGCGCGGCGAGCTGATCAGCTTCTACGGCGGCTACACGAGACCCGAGGACGCGTATCACCGGTGGGGGACGTGGCGGGTCGATGAGGTTCTCTGGGAGATGGCGCACGTCGGCAGCGTGAGATGGACCGAGATCGCACGCGAGACGGGGATCTACGACTCCGCCGCGTTCTGCACCGCCGTAGAGGTCCACGTCTGGCCGGCCGAAGGGCCGCACTTCTACAAGACCCCGAAGTGGGCCAAGGCCGCCCGAGCACCAGAGGACGACGAGGAAGAGGAAGCGCCGGAGGTCGACCGGTGAGCGAGTTTGGGTTCGAGATGGGCACGGCCGACATCACCGAACCGCGCGAGCAGCCCTTCGGCTCCGCGAGCGGGCCGAGCATCGTCGCGGCCGAACCCCGCACCGGCGGATACCACCTGCAGTTGGGCGACCCGCAGGTCGAGTCCGTGACGATCGGGCCGTGGCACCTGGAGAAACGCGGCGAGCATGCCGTGCTCCGGCTCCTCGGCGTCGATGTGCTGCACGCGAC